TTAGATGTGTCCAAGTATATTCATTGGTTCAACAACGAAAGAATCAGTCTTGCCAATCAAAAAATAAAAGTCGCCTAATCAGTTCAGCCCTAGATAAAAAATAGTCCGAATTATTGACTTATGAGCAAGGATTATCCTTTCGATTTGACCATATACACATTTTACGATTAAAAATTCTAATAAAAAAGTACATCCCCTATCCGCCAAGACAATAGATGTGCTAAATCACTAAACGCACGGGGCGTTCTATTTAATTATAGCAGAATTGCCCTCTTATTTAGAGGGCTTTTTTGGTACATAGTCCACAAAGTCATGACTCTAAACTGCCCTATTATCATATCTGTACGCCTATTATACCTTCGTAAAAAGAAAGGATAATATCAGTATGATAAAAAAAGTTACTACTGGCAGATTTGCCGGAAAATATGTTGTAAGAACATCAACTCGTGACCAATTGGGAAAACGCCATTTTTCACCTAGAAAATATGTTGATTCCTATCAAGAAGCAAAGGAGATAGAAAGCGAAGACAGAATTGCATTCGCAAGTGGCTATATAGCCGCCAACGGATCTATGGCGCTTTGGCGATATTTTGAACAATGGTATCTATCAAACGTTGAACCATATCTTGAAACGAATAGTAAGAATAACTACAATACGCTAATCAAAAGATTGCGTATTGACCTACCCGGAAAACCACTAAAGTTTTTCGATGGTAACAAAACAGCTATTCAACTCTATTTTAATTCATTAGGAAAACGCTATGCTACTAGTACCGTCAATAAGTATCGCTCATTTCTTTCTAAGGCGTTCTCTGACGCTGAATATGACGGTTTAATCAGAAAGACGCCTATGCCTTCAGAAAACCGTATAAAGACCACAGGTGTGGATAAAGGGCTATTTAAACCAGTCGCTAGTTTGAGCATGGATGATGCAAGTAAGTTGCGAAACTATTTCTATGAACACACTAATTTGATTCATCAGGAGTATTTAACACTGCTGATCATGTTAGAGTGTGGGCTAAGACCTAGTGAAGCTAAAGCATTGCAGTTTGATGATTTAAATGTATCAAGACACTTACTACATGTTCACAATACGTATGTGGAACAAGATAACGCTATCAAGCCTTACACTAAAACTCGTTCCGAACGAAACGTGCCTGTCTCTCCACAATTAGAGGGGTTAATTATTTCATTTAGTGAAGACAAACAAAAAAGGCTCGCTACTTATAATATAAGCAACGAGCATAATTTAATGTTTAGAAATGATTGTCCGCCAACCTCTCGTGGTGATAGACTATTATCTTCCGCAGCTAACACTGGTAAGGTTCTGCGTAATGTTCTGTCTCAACTTAATATTCCATTAAAAACTCATGACGGTTTGAGCATAACGCCTAAAACTTTGAGAGCTACCCACGATACTATCCTGATTCAAAAAGGTATTTCATTGGATTATATCGCGAGAATCTCTGGTCACACAATTGAAATCATTCATAAGCACTATCATGCGCTTTTAGATGAGGTTGCAAACGCTGAAGCCGATAAGGTAAAGGGTATCTGGGATTAGGTTAAGAAAAGTTGAGTGTGGCTCCAATTTGGCTCCACGAGAGCTGTTCTCTCACGTTATTTTACGTTTAGTGAAATAAAAAAACGTTGTTAAATCAACGTTTTTGTACATATAGTTACATGCGAACACATGTTCTAAAGGAGATAGCGGGACTATTTTAAAGCCAATAATACCAACGCTTACAGCGTTTTGTACCATTCTGTGTACCTAGTCAATTAAACCATTTAAAATACTACCAGTTTCATCACTAGCTCTTTTAGTCACATCACTGTATATATTTAATGTCATAGAAACGTCTGCGTGACCTAAATATGTCTGTACCTGTTTAATATTTGCGCCCTGATCTATTGCCAATGTCGCCCATGTATGACGCAACTTGTGCATTGACAACCCCACTGCTACACCGTATTTCTCACTAACATTGCGTAACCATTTGTTGGGTCGGATAGTTTGTAATGTCTTCCCCTCGTGATTAAAAACATAATCATGACTGTCTTTAAAGTTTGTTTGATTATACCAATCTGCTAAAACTAACATCATGTTGTTGTCTATTTTAAGTGTTCGTCTGCTAGTTTTGCTTTTAGGGGCTTTAATATAGGTACTACCATTCAACCCGCGTCCTAATGCTTGTAAAATACTGATATACCCATTATTAAAATCAACGTGTTGCCATTCTAAGGCTAGTAACTCTTCTGTTCTCATGCCCGTAAACACGGCTAATCTCAGTAAGGTATATGCTTGTGGATTGATAAATTTATATTGATTATCTAAAACGTCAACAAATGCCCTAAACTCATCTACGTCCATAAATTGCTTTGGCTTATCAGTCCGTCTACGGTCTTTTGGCATCTCAATTTTGGTAAATGGGTCTACTGGAATCATATCCATTCTGACCGCTATATTTAACAGACGTCTAAAGTATCCGGCTACCTTACGATACCTGAGCAATTTACCTTGTAATGTGTTAACATATCGTTGTAACTTAATAGGCGTAATATCAGTAACCAATGTATCGCCCCATTCTGAAATAATGTGGGTTTTAAATACAATCATTGTGCGGTTGAGCGTACTCTCTTCTACTGTATGTTGATAGGTATCAAGCCACATATTGTACAACTCTTTAACAGTCATCACACTGGGAGTTGTTTTTTTATTGAATTTACTTTCTCCATTGATAAAGCGCGCCATTTCTGCATTAAACCACTGTTGCGCACTCTTTTTTGTCTCGAACCCTCTTTTTTTGACCCGAACACGTTCATCATCATAGGTTAAGTACCCATTTACCTCCCATACTTTACCTTTTGGTGTGTCAATTTGTTGAATTTTCATTTTCTTTCCTCTGTTCTTTAGCGAGTGAGCTATGTACAAAAGACAAAATAAAAAAGCGTGGTAATTTCAAACTAACACGCTTTCATTATTTCACACTATTTGACTGGTTGCACGTTTTAATCGTAGTAATGTTTCACTGCTTCATCAATTTCATCACGATCATATCTGATACCATGTTCTGTGGGATAGCCCTTTACCTTGCCATTCTTAACATAATGCTTCATGAACGTGTTATCAGCGACACTGATATATTGATGTGCTTCATTTCTGTTTAACCACTTTGGCCAACGTTGTAATTGTTGCATAATATCTTCCTCAACTAATCTTTCTTGCGTTTAATCGTGACAAAATCATAAGTGATAACGTTGTTACTATCATCAGGACTAATCGTGACAATCTCATAAAAATTACCGTCTGCTAGTTTAACAATCCACTGGTCACTAATTGGCTTACCATGCCTAACAACAATCGTGGTTGTATCTTCGTATTTTGTGGCTTGTACGCTATATTCCTGTTCAAAAGTTCGTTTAGTCGTCTTATAATGGCGTGTAAACTCCCCCTTAAAATCGCCTTGCTTCTGGTTGCCTATATTATCTTCAATAATTTCAAAAGCACCAAACACGGCTCGCTTGTTAAAATCTGTTGGCTTGTATTTATCATTCATCAGAAGCCCCCACAATTTCACTTCTAAGGTTAGTCAACATGATACGGACACCAGTTGAATAGCCGTTACTTAACTCACGGTCATAATACATTGAGGTAGCCAATGTTTTAATCAAACGATTATATAACTCTGCATCAACTGCCAAAATATCATCATCAGTGATTTTCATTTGAATAGATGCCTTAATCATGGCAGTAGCACCGTCAATCAAGCTCGTAAGTGTTTGTAGTTCGTTTTCATCATCATCAATATTTAATTCATCTTGTAGCTCTTGTGGTGTAATTATCGCCATGTGCCACCTCCTGTGGTTAATTTAATATGTACGTACCCACTTCTGGGTACATTGGCTATAACTCTATGTGATAGCGATTTTCCTTGTCGTTCAAAACGACCACGGATTACTTACCTGCACTAGTAAATGTAATAAACTTACCGGCATTAGTGTCGGCTGCCTTAAAGTCCGCACGCAAGGCAACAGCAAGAATACGCTCAAAGTTTTCGTTGTGATCCCATTCAATCGCAACATCAGAACGCATAGCTTCTAATACAAATGCTTTAGGGTCTCCCACAAAGGCTTTTGCATCACTTGCAACACCCAATACGTCATCAGCGACAATCAAGACATTTGAGCCAAACAATGACTTGCCTGATGCACTAGCGATTGAGTCTTGCAACAAGTAACGACCATTACCATCTTTCAACAAATCAACGGCATTGTAGAAACTTTCAGTCACAATCCATTGGCGTTGATAGTTTGCCAAACCCTTGTTATATGCTGTCTTTAAGTCATCTGTTGTTTTTGCTGACACGGCTGTGGCTGTTTGCAAAATCTTTCCAATTTGATACTGCTCTGTTAATTCCTTAGCCTCTTGAACATAAGTGTTGAGCAATGTTTTAAGGTTAGGTGCATCTTGTACCATTTCCATAGACAATGGCAACGCACCACGATAAGTAAGCGCCTTATAATCAACACTCTTCAAAACTGCCTTTTCAATTTCAGGGTTTGCAGCTCGTTCTTCGGCTGTTGTCAATCGTGCTGTGTTCTTTTGTAGAATTGGCAGTGAACCCATTCCTGATGTAACAGAGACACGATTGATAACGGCTGACAAATTACGAACATCGGTCGGTACTTTTTGAATATTCAAAATCTCTTTTGGAATTACAACGCCTGCTTCTGTGGTAGTGATAGCATTTGCTCGCTTTTCACCAGTCTTTAGGTAGTGCATGAAGTCTCGCACTTCTGTGGTCTCTTGCTTTTTGTTTGGGTCAATTTGCATATTATTGTTTCCTTTCTTATCTGTGGGTTCTGCATCATCAGGTTTATCATCTGACAAACCTTGTGCCTTTTTAACGGCATCTAATTGGGCTTGCAAGTCATCAATTTGTTTCTGCAAATCATCAACACTGGCTACACCCTTTTGAACATCAGCCGTATCAGAATCATCTGACATTGCCAATGCTCGTACCTCTTTAACTTTGGAAGCCTTTTGGGCTTTTAAGCTACTCAATTGGGCTTCAATTTCACTAACTTTCATCTTTGTATCTCCTATTCGTAAGTTGTAAGCACTGCCAAAGCCTTAGCCTTGACCTCACTCTGTTTCAGGTTCTCAAGCGCTCTTGTGACATTCACAGTAGTGTCCTGATAAGCAGGCATAGTCACTACTGATACTTCATATAAAGCACCTACTTTTTCAATAACACGTTCTGGTGTTTGGTCTGCACCTCTATCCCAATCATCAGCATCAACTGTGAAACCAAAGCTCATGCCTTGCAAATTACCAGCACGGATATTGGTGTAAACGTCTTTCCCTAACGTGGTATTGGGGATATTTAAACTAAAACGTAATCCCTTTTTATCAATTTCTATCTGCAATGTATTGGCTGATGTTCTGCCTAATACATTCGCAAAATTATGATCGTATAACGCTACTACGTCACTAAAATCAACATCATCAAAAGCGTTGGGGTCAACACGTTCAATAAATCCACCTAGATTTTGACTTGGTTCATTAAAGACAACGGCATACCCACCTATCTGACCAATAAAGTCATCACTAGCGGTATCACGTACTTCTAACCCTTTAATATCAAAGGTTCGTGTCTCTTTATCGTTCATAAATTGATAACCCCCTTGTCAACGAGAATTTTTTGCGCCTGAGAGCCATCTAAGATGCCTTTATCAACAAAGTTCAGTAAATCTTGCTTTAAAGTGGCATTGGAATAGTCCAAAATACTACTCATATCTAGGGCAATTTCATCACTAAACTTAGCTTGAACTTCACTCACGATAGGTTCAATGTATCGGTTTAAGCCGTTGACATACATGGTTTGTATCATTTCGAGGTTACTTTGTTGGTCTCCTTGACCGTTCAAGTAGCTGTCTGGTACACCAAACGCCTTACTAATCTGCGTCCGTTGATAAATTGCATTGTTTAAGAACTTAGCCACATCTGCATTGATGGAGATACTTTGGAAGTCTGCACTCTGATCTAATACCAAAGTCCGTCCGGCGTTATTGCCTGTATTAGCTTTTTCAAACTCTTTACGGACGTTCTCTTTAGCTTCTGGACTAACGACCGCATCAGGTATTTTAATCAGTGATGTTGGATTGATAGCCCGTGCTATGGTTGCCAAAGATAGCTTATTGGCTTGCTCCTGCTGTTGTACCTCATTCACAAGGCTTTCCAGTGGACTATGACCAATCAGCTCACCACCATTGACACCATGTGCCATGATTTTAAAGTGAAGCACGCTCTTTGCTTTGTATGTGCCACCTTGATAGTCGCCAAACGGTGTAATTTGATAACTCAAGACATCATTTGTTAAATCAAGCATGACGTTCTGGTTTGGGATATATCGCAATTCTTTACCATCAATCACCACAAAGGCATTACCTGATAACAATATTTCTAAAACGACTGTCTGCCAAAAGTTGTATCGGCTAGTCAAATGACTTGGTTTGTTTAGTAGCTCCAGTGACTTAGTATTTAAACCAGTGAACAAAGCCCCTGCAATATCTGCACTGATAAGGCTTGTCACGCTGTATAAATCACTGTTGTGTAAAGCAATATCAGCACTAATCAACTCATTAGGGACAATATTTGTCCCACTGTCTGCAAAAATAAAAGGCATGTAATTACTGGGTGTAATCATCTGCCTTGTCTCAAATGGATTTTTAATACTCATGGATTAGCCCCCTTTGGTACTAAGATATAAGCCAAAACAAACAGCCCAATCCCGACCATCAGGAAGCCCAATGGTTTAAACATCATAAATGCACTGACTGCGATTGAAATAATACCCAATACAATCAGGGCAAATGGTACATAAGTCATCATCTTTTTCATTGGCTCTCCTTTCTAAAATGTAAAATCGTTCATGAAGTAGTCATTGACTTCATCTGTGTTCATACCAGCAAATGGGCTTTTGTTCTTCTCATCAGGCGCATTCGTAAATGACGTGAAGTAAAACATGCCCTCAAATAAGGCGTTGACAATGGCATCAGCCACATCAATCTTTGCACTGTTGGTGTTCTTATCAATCTTGATACCATTGTTATCTTGTACAATAACCGCATTAGATAATGCACCAAACATGGCGCTATCATCAAGCATGGTTATTTGTGACTTGATAAAAGCTGTTTGTAAGAACTTTGTGGGTTCATTTAATGACTTGATACCCTGACGAACTGGAATAATCAGATACTCGTTTTTGACTTCATCTAGTCGCCTAATAAACGTCCCTGTTCCCCACTGGTCATACAAGATAGCCTTAACATTGAGATCATATTTTTCAATGAACGACAACATGAAGTTAAATACCTCATCTTCATCAATCAGCCCAAATCTATCACGAGTGATTGTCGCAAAGCCCTTACTTTCAACATCTCGATAATTGATACCATCACGCTGTTCTTTGGCTTCAATCGTTCCCAACTTAGCCAATGGAATAAATGAATGCTGGTACAAGTGATATTTTTGGTTGCCTGTATCGTCTGTGTAAGGGAATACAAATGCTATCGCTGTATCATCATTTGTCTGGCTATAATCAAACCCAATATAGACATCTCTGCCTTGCATATTGAACGCTGGAATAATTGCCTGTGTGAGCAAATCAACTGGTAGAAACGCATTCTCTTTTGCATTCTGCCATCTGTTCATGTTCTTAGTAAGAAAATCAGGCAAGCGACCTTGTGAGTTTAATTCATCTCGTTCAGCCGTCATTTTTGGTATCGCTGACTTACGTTTACCCTCCAATTCAAACAATGGATTAGACTTCTGCCAAATACTTGGGTCTCCAAAAGCCTCATCATCATTGTCTTGTTCCCATGCTAGAAACAGAATATTATCAATCTCATGCCATGTCTTTTGCTTCATATATGAGCTATACCGCTTATAGTCTGCAAACATTGGACTGCGCACATCTGTCCCACTGGTACTGATGAATATTGTTTGTGAATACGGAAGAAACGTTTGCCCTGATGTGATTGAGTTGATAAACGAACGGTCTTTGAATAAGTGGTACTCATCAACCACCGCATAACTAAAATGACCAATACCATCACTAGTCGTACTTGATGAGGCGCTTAATTTACGCATGGTAGTAGACTGGCTTTTAATCCGCATCTCACGTTGGTTGTACTCAATACCCCACTGCTTAGCCATCTTAGAAAATGTACCACTTGCTAAGTTAGCCCACTGACTAGACATGTATTTAAACAAGGCATCAGCATGAGCTGTATCAGCACTAGCAACCGCTAACTGTCTGTTGGTTTTAGGTTGCCCAAACAAGAAATTAAACAGGCTTATCAACGCCATCACGGCCGTTTTACCATTTGCACGTGCCATTGATATAATTGCCCTATCAAAGCGCTTACCGCCTGTTTCAGGCTCTTTCCAACCCTCTAACAAGCCAACAATAAACGCTTCATAAGGACTGATTTTAAACGGTTCTTTTGTTTCTAAATCAACCAATAATGTACTAAACTTGATAATTTTATCCGTTCGTTCTGCATCATAAGCATAATGAAATTCTGGATCACTTTTAATCCGTTGCAAATCTGATAAGTGACGTTCACAAGCTAGTTTGATTTTCTCGCCTGCAATGATATGACCAGTCAAGACACCCACAGCATATTTGATGGTTGGTTCATCAATCCCATATTCATTGATAACATCTTGATAGGGTTCAATCATGCTGTGCCACCAAACATCTTATCAATATCTTCAGCACTCAAATAACCATCATCAGCGCTTGCCATATCAATCAAGGTTGCACGTGAGCTTGGGCTTAATCCTAACTCACCACCCAATGACTTAACCTTACCAGTGGCGTCATTCAAAACGGCTGTGGCTGGGTTTTTGTAGTAGCGACCACCATTTTCATAGATAGCCCCAACGTCCTTGATATTTTCATAGGCTTCACGCATAACACTGTAATTGATACAAAAGGCCTCTAATGTTGACTTATCCGCTACCGTTATATAACCCAATTTATTCAAGGCAGGCACTAACGTAGTCCATAATCGACTAGCTACACCCGTTAAATGCTTAGGCGCTGTTTTTGGTAATTGGTTTAATTCTGCATTGGCTTGCTTCAGCGCTTCGGTACGCTCTCTTTGATAACTTTCATCTTCCATTGATGTTGTAATTTTTGCTTTTCTAGGCATTCGCTACCTCCTAACTTTTTACTTTTTATGTACGCTAAAAGGTGAACTAAGCCTTTCGACATTTGATGACAAAACCGAAAAAATAACTCGTCGTTATTAAAAGGAAGCCAGTTCTGTACATCGGTATCCTCTTTGAGTGACATGCGGGGGTTATTTTTTTGAAGGAGACCCCACATGCTGACAATTCAAGAAGAATTTTCTCATTGAGACTTGCAACCAATCTCAATCGCTATCCACGGTACGAAAGCATGCCACTGCTTTTTGTTGCACACCCCACCCAACCAACCACGTGTACAAACAAAAAGGACTGAATTTAATCAATCCTTGAGCACTTTTAACCACCATTCACGACTTAAATGGCTTAATTTATTATCACTTAACTTATTTTCAATCGCTGTCTTATGATTATGATGCGCTTTAGTCAATAACCACAGATTATCCATGTTATATTGCTCTGTCTTGGTCTTTAACAACCGTCTAGGCAGGATATGGTCAACAATCAAGTCACCTGTATCATAAGCTCGACCATCAATGGCATCAACATACATATCACGTTGCTTAATGTACTGACTAATCTTAGTCCACTGCTTTGAGTGATAGAACTCATGTCCCAACTCTTGGCGTTTACTACTATCATAATCACGGTTACGCTCTAGCACATGCTGTTGACCTCGTAACGTTCTGGAAGCCAATGCCTGTGTCTGTTCACGCTTCACATGATAATCAGCCAGTCGTTTACTGTAATGCTTATCACAATAATCATAACCAACTTTTATCAGCTCTCGACAACCAACTTCGGCACATCTATGTAATCGCATTGAGTACCTCCATCTAATATTGCATACTACTATTATGCCATGATTTACTGGTGAAAAATGGCAGATAAACGGCAGTCATACCGCAATGTTCAAATCTGTTAAGGCTTCACTCACACTATCCTTGAAAGCCTTTTGATAACTTCGACATGTTCGCTCTGATAAGTTCATTCGTAATGAGATAAGCAACCATGTTAATCTGTCACGCCTATCATAGTGCATACGGACAATTTCACGTGTTGTCTCGTCCCATGAGGCTTCAATCCGTTTAATCGTGTCACGCTGGTTTCGCAATTCATGAAGCACTGGATCACTTTCATATTTGATAACCAAATCATCAAATGGTCTGCTTATTTTATTGATGGCTCTACCACTACCAATATTGTCATCATCATGTGGTTGCCATTGCAATTCCATACGCCGTAAGGTTATCAAACTATCAATCGCACCACTGTAATATTTTGTCAGCAATTCATCTGTCTTATCCGCCATAGTTATCAAATTCCCTCCCACCGTCATATTCTTCTAACTCAACTTCAAGCCGTGCATCAATCTGTTTAGACTTGCTTTGTAAAGCATAGTGTTCTTTCATGATGTCGTCCATCTCTTGCTGTGTTGGTTTTTTAAACGTTAAGTCACCACTAGCCACTTTATCTAAATCATAACCAACAGAACGTAAACACAAATTAGCTCGTTGCACCTCTATCTTTTCTTGGTCTGCCAACGCTCTTAAATTCTTAGCATAAAAGCTGTTAAACCGACCTGCTTCACGGAAACGGTATATCTGATGCCTTTGCCAAAAAATGTACGCTACCAACACCAACATAATGACCAATATAACCCAATTCATTTTGATACCTCCTTGAGCTTATCTACTAAATCACTCAATAATGACACTGTTGTTTCCATCGACTCGGTCTGATTGTCTAAGTGTTCATAATGACCGTAAAAACTAGCATTACAGTCTCTCACATTTTCAATATCTGACAATAAATGACCAATTGTCACGTCTAAATAATCAAATAGCAACTCTTTGTCTTCCATGTTTTTATCTCCTAAATTTCAATTTACCTGTCGTTCATCAGTGACACTAAAATGACACTATACTTTTTTAGTGTCACTCCTAAACTCCTGCAATACCAACACTCTAGTGTGATAAGTGACTCTAATGACTCTATTTTTTTCTAAACATATGGTAGATTGCAAGAATTAACCGAACACTGCGAACTGCTGAAAAACCTTTCGTGGTGATTGCCAGTTAAGTGTTTTCATTGGTCTCGCATTGATCCAATGATTAATTTGATCTAATTCTTTGGCGCTAACTGTTTCAATTTTGCGTTCTTTCGGTATAAAACGACGGACGTATCGATTTAATATCTCATTACTCCCACGTTCTTCTGGTGAATATGGGTGCGCAAAATAGACTGGAATGCCTAGTTTTTGCTCGATTTCGTTATATTTTGCAAATTCTCGCCCACGATCCACAGTGATTGACTTGGCATTTTTGATCCCTTGAAAAAAACGAATTAAGACTGGTGTCACTGCCTGACTATTGCGCCCAGTGACCCGTCTCACGATATGTTGTCGGCTTAGTCTTTCAGTAATTGTCACCAGCACATCGCCACGTCTTTTACCCGATTGCATGGTGTCAACTTCAAAATGTCCAAAGGTTTGTCGTGCTTTCACACTTTCAGGTCTCGTTTCAATCGAACGACCATGCACAAATACTTGTCGTCTACCATCAGATTGACGCTTTTGACGGATACCTTTGTCAGGTAAATCAGCCAATGATAGTTTGAGTCGACCAGCATTGA